ATCTGCGCGGAGCGGGTCTACGCGAACGAGCTGCTGGTCGATCCGCGCGAGGCGCAGTACGGCCGGCCGTGGCAGATGATCCAGGTCCACCGCGTCTCGCGCGACTGGCTGATGGACAAGTTCCCGAAGGCCGCCGAGGCCATCTCGATGGCGTCGCACAGCGTGCGGCAGGAGTGGGAGTTCGTCGACGACGAGGACATCGGCCGCGCGATGGACCTGTCGAACTATGTCGACGTCTGGGAGGGCTGGCGCTTGCCTTCGCACGTCGGCATCGAGGCATTCGGCGAGGAGGATTACGTCGAGGACAGCGACGGCCGGCACGCGCTGGTCGTCGACACAGGGACGCTCGTGTCCGAGTCGTGGGATCGGCCACGATTCCCGATCGGCGTGGTTCGCTACGACTGGTCGCTGCGCGGCTGGTGGGGCAAGTCGCTCGTGATGGGGCTGGCGGATCTCCAGCATCGCATCAACATGATCGTCCGCGACATCCAGTCCAACCTCGAGATCGGCGGAAAGCTGATCGTTGCGGTGCCCGAGGCGTTCGACATCCCCGTCGAGCAGCTCACCGGATCCGCGCCGTACAAGCTCAAGTACCGCGGCGGCATGCCGCCGCAGTGGAAGGTGCCCGACGCCGTGAATATGGCGCACGTGCACATGCTCGAGTTCTTCATAAAACAGATGTACGATCTGCCCGGCGTGTCGCAGGCGATGGCGACGTCGCGCAGCTCGCTCGGGCTCAATGCGTCGGGCGTCGCGCTCGATACGCAGTACGACATCGACAGCGAGCGGTTCTCGCGGCAGGACGCCGACTACGCCCGCTACCGGCTCCGCTGCGCGCAGCTCTACCTCGACGCGGCGCATGCGATCGCGAAGCGCCGCGAGTCCGAGAAGGGCAAGAAGCGCTCGTCGATCCTCGTGTCGAACTACGACGGCGGCGGACGGCTCGAGCGGCTGTCGTTCCTCGACGTCGCGCTCAAGGACGGATCGTACAAGCTGCGGCTCGAGCCGGTGAACTTCCTGCCCGACACGCGCGCGGGCAAGCTGTCGGCGATCCAGGAGCTGACGAAGGCGGGCGTGCTGCCGCAGTGGATGGCCGGCGCGCTGTTCGACGAGCCGGACCTTGCGCGCGCGAACGCGATCGCCTACGCGGATCTCCACAACATGGAGCGCGTGATGGAGGGCCTCGCCGACGAGGACTGCGAGCTCGGCGCGCTGATGCCCGAGCCGTACTGGAACCTCGAGCTCGCGTTGACGGTCGGCCGCGCGTTCTACAACCGCGCCCAGGCCGAGCGTGCCCCCGAGGAGATCCAGACGCGATTCCGCACGTGGATCGACGCGGTGATCGACATGCAGGATCGCAAGAAGCAGCAGGACGCCGAGAAGGCCGCGGCGATGGCTCCGCCCGCACCGCCGCCGGGCGGACCGGGCGGCATCGCGTTCGGTTCGACCCCGGGCGCGGGCGGACCGGGCCTGCCGGCCGGCATGGGACCGCCGAACGGCCTGCCGATCGCTCCGGTGCCCGGTGCGCCGGGCGGACCGATGCCGCCGCCCAAGGTCTCCGCGTGAAGCGGTGACCGAAGTCGTGCATCTCGTCCGCTCGTTCTGCCGCGACGAATGTGACACGTGGTGCGGCGCCGACTGGCCGTACTCGATGAGCATCCACGAGGCAACCTGCCCCGGATGCTTCGATCGGGTCGCTGCCTACGCGAGCGCGGTGAAGGTTCGCGCGATCGATCTCGAGCAACGTGCCGCCGATGCGCGGCAACATTCCAAGAGGTGACCATGGCCGACGTCGAAACCGTAACGATCCCGACCAGCGACGAGCACGGCTCGCGCATCTCGCAACACGGCGAGTCGATGCCGAACGAGGCGACCGAGGTGACGCGCTTCCGCCAGGGCGAGCGCATCATTCCGATGCCGAACCTGCCCGTGCAAACGATCCAGGTCGGCAAGCGCACGATCAGCGAGGCCGCGCGCGAGCGGGTCGCGAAGATCATGGAAGCGCGCCAGCTCGCCGAAGCGAAGGGGCGGCGGGGCGCGGCGGGGCGCGCCGATCCATCCCCGACATCCGACGACGCAGGGTCGACCGCAACAGGCTCCACGACGACCGTCGAGACGGCGCCGGCCACGACGCAGACGATCGAGGTGTCGTCGAAGGGGCGGATCGATCCGAACGCGGCCGATCCAGCGCCCGTCGAGATCGACGACGACCCGGACGCGCCGCCCGGCACGGCCGATCCTGCACATGCCGCTGCCCCCTCCACTGCCGCTCCGCAGCCCGCCGAGCCCGAGGAGGTCGCGCAACTCCGCGCCACAATCGATCGCCAGGCTCGGCTGCTCGAGCAGCGTCGCGTCGATCGCGAGCAGCGTCGCAGCGAATCGGACCGCGCCGCACAGCAACGCGCCGAGGCGCTCGCCGATGCCGAGTCGCGCTACGTTACGGACCCCGTCGGCTCGGTCAAGAAGATGGTCGCGGCGGTGCTCGGCGCGAAGGACATGTCGGACCCCGCCGTACGCGCCGAGATGCAGGATCTGATCTCGGACTTGACAGCGGACCACCTTTCCGCTCCACTCGACCCTGCCTACCAGGGAAATCGAAAGGCGACGCTCACCGACCGAAGGGTCAAACTCGCAGAGGAGCGTTTCCGAGCCCGGGACCAGGCCGAACAAGGACAGCGGACGAAGGACGCAGAGACGTCCCGGGCCTTGGGCTTCCAGAACGAGCACATCGCGCCGGCCATCAAGGACCGGACGAAGTACCCGAGCCTCCATCTCGCCTCCCATCTCGACAAGGACGGGCGGTCACCGGAGCGGATCGTGTACGACGCGATCGACAGGGGAATTCGGAACGGCACGATCGATCCGAACACCCCGATCGAAAGCGCCATCGCTCGCGCGGCGGCCGCCGAAGAAACTTTCTACCGCAGCCGAGCGGAATCCCTCCGCTCGGCGCTCAACCCCGGCACCGCCGCGCCCGCCAAGGCGCCGTCCGCTTCGCAGCGGACCGACGGACAGCCGTCGGGTGGTGACGCAGCAGCATCGCGACGAGGCCACGGGTCGCGAACGATCACCACCGCCGACGCATCCGTCGCACCAGCGACCTCAACAGCGCAGCCGCCGGCGAATGGGCAGCGTCCGAAATTCCGGAACGATGCGGAGCGTCGCGCATGGGTGGTCAAGAAGCATTTTCCCGACCACCCGGCCGCGAAGCCTCGCCGCTGATCGACAGCGTTCCGAGCTCGTACGCGTCCCGCTAGCCGCGCTGGACGGTGCCTTCGACAAGGAGACCGACCGTGGCAACGATGGACCTGACCGCGTACGACGCGATGCTGAAGGACTACTACACCCCCGACAAGATCATCGAGCAGAGCTTCGCCGACAACGTGTTCCTGGCGCTGGTTCCGAAAAAGGAAGCCGGCGGCAGGCGTTACGTGCAGCCGATCGAGTACGGGAACCCGGGCGGCGCGTCCGCGAACTTCCAGACCGCGATGACCCTCGCGACCGTCTCGCAGTTCAAGGATTTCCTGCTCACCCGCTCGAAGCAGTACCAGCGCGTGCTGGTGGATCACGAAACGCTGCTATCCACCGAGAACCCCGAGGAGGCGTTCCAGCCCGCGTTCGACGAGTTCGACCGTGGTCTTCGCAGCCTCGGCGAGAAGCTCGCGCACCGTCTGTTCCGCACCGCCGGCGGCAACATCGGCAAGCTCGCGAACACGTCGACCAGCAACACGTCGGTCATCACGCTCGCCGATGCCGCGGACGCGTTCAACTTCCAGATCGGGATGAACCTCCAGTTCAGCTCGACGGACGGCGGCGGCACCATCCGCGTCGGAACGGTGAACGTCACCGCGATCGATCGCGAGCAGGGCCTGATCACCACCGACGCGCCCACCGACCTCACCACGTCGATCACCGGCATCCAGACCACGGACTTCGTGTTCCCGACCGGAGACTACGGCGCGTGCATGAGCGGCCTGGCCGACTGGATGCCGACCGACCGCTCGACCGCGGGCGGCCATCCGCTCGCGACGTCGTTCTTCGGCGTCACGCGCTCGGCCGACGCGGACCGACTCGGTGGCCTGTTCCTCGACGGCACCAAGCTCGGCGGCATCGACGAGGTGCTGATCAAGGGCGTCGCGAAGGTCCACAAGCACGGCGGCAAGCCGACTCACATCTTCATGAACCCGGAGGCGTTCAGCGACCTCCAGCTGCTCGCGAGCTCGAAGGTGTTCGCGATGCAGACGTTCACGCAGATGTTGAAGGTCGACGACATCGTGCTGAACATCGGGTTCTCGGGCATGCGCGTCGTGATCGGCGGCATGCCGGTCGAGATCTTCGGCGATCGCAACTGCCCGTCGAACCGCATCTACATCCTGTCGCTGCCGACCTGGAAGCTGTGGCACACGGGCGACCTGCCCGGGTTCCTCGGCGAGCGGTTCACCGGCAAGATCCTGAAGCTGGCCGAGACCGAGGACTCGCTCGAGGGCCGCGTCGGCATGTACGGGTGCCTCGGCTGCGCGGCGCCCGCCCACAACCTCATCGCGTCGATCCCGACGTCGTAAGGAGCCGCCCCGATGGCCAACGAAAAGTACTACCCGGTGCAGACGCGGAAGTCCGACCTCGTGATGAGGCACGGCATCTTCAGCGGAAACGGCGCCGGCAACGGCGTGATCCCGGCCGGCCTATGGGAGCAGCTCATCGTGAGCGCGACCCATACCGCGACCGGAACCTATGCCATCGTGCTCGACAAGTCGTACCCGCAGCTCAAGCACGTCGTCGCGTTTCTCGTCAACGGCACGACCGCTTCGCTCGAAGCGTTCGTGACGGCGATCGACGTCACGGCCAAGACCGCGACGATCGTCACGTCGGTCGGCGGCGTGGCGACCGACATGGGAACGAACGACACCCTCTACCTCAAGCTCAGCGTCCGCAACAGCGGGCGCAACAAGTAAAGGAGCCAGACCACCATGGCACGCACACCTCTCACCGACGTCGCGATGGAGCGAATGTCGGATCTCGACAACACCTCGTTTGGCCTGCTCAAGGCCAAGATGATCGATCACGACAACGCGCTCGACTTCATCGGCGCGCCGATCTTCACCGCAGTCGGCGTCACGGCCGGCTCATTCGCCGAGGTCGTGACCAGCGGCGCCCTGTCGCTGTCCGCGCAGGTTTCCTACCTGTCCGTCACCGGCACCGTCGCGTACACGCTCGCGAACGGCACCGTCGACGGCCAGCTCAAGGAGATCGAGTGCACCGTCGCGGCGACCACGCCGCAGGGAACGCTCACCGTGACCGCGATGGACACGGCCGGCGGCGGCGCAAACGCCACGTTCGTGTTCAACACCGTCAGCCAACGGCTGACGCTGAAGTGGAACGCGGCCAATGCCGGATGGCACGCGGTCGCCAAGGTCCGCGCCGGCTCGCTGGCGGTCTTCGTCGGCACGACGGTGCTGACCGGGTTCAACATGAACCAGGTCTATGCGCTGTCGGTCACCGGCACCGTCACCTCGACCGGCACCAAGGCCATCCCGGCCGGCTGCGTGCCGGGCGAGCAGATCCACGTGCTGACGCCGACCGCTGCCTCGACGCCGAGCGGCACGATCAACATCGCGGGCACCACCGTCGCCACCGGCGCGGCCGCCACCGCGCTGTCGGGCATCAACGCGACGAGCGTGCAGGCCCAGTTCGCGTGGGACCCGACCAACTCGTGGCAGAACCTCTCCGTCACGACCGCGACCTACTCGTAACCGACCGCGCCCGGCGGCTCCGGGCATGCTGCGGTGTGGGGAAGCTCGGTATCCCGTCGGCCTCATACGTCGAAGATCGCCGGTTCGAATCCGGCCGCCGCTACGAATGCAAGTAACCCTCGCGACGCTCCGCGATCGAGTTCGCCAGCTCGGCAACTACGAGAATTCGGCGCGCTTCACGAATCCGTTCGTGAACGATCAGATCAACGTCGCGCACCAGGAGCTTCGCGAGCTGCTGTCGAACCAGCATCAGGGCTACTTCGACCAGGAGGCGCTCGTCATCACGACGCCCAACATCGATTGGGTCTCGCTGCCGGCCGACTTCTGGCGGCTGCGCGGCGTCGACGTGCTGTTCGCCGGCGAGTACCTCGAGATGGCGCAGATCGGCATCCAGGAGCGCAACCGCTACCAGCTCGCCGCGCAGCCCCGGGCCTACCGCGTCGCCGCGGGCAGCGTGAACGTCACCGGCCAGGGCGGCACGAGCTCGCCGTTCCCGAGCGGATCGCGCGGCCTTTTGCGCCTGTTCCCGACGCCGGACGCCGCGTACACGCTGCGGCTGACGTACGAGCCGACCGTGCCGCCGCTCGTCGACGACAACGATGGGATCGAGGACTGGAACGGGTGGGCCGATTACGTCGTGCATGCCGCGCTGCTGCGGCTCGACGAGCGCGAGCGCCGGCCGCTCGGAGACCGGATGCAGGTGCTCGAGCGGATCAAGGAGCGGGTGATCCGCGCCGCCGACGAGCGAAGGGCGGGCGAGCCCGAGTATTTAATTCCGAGGGTTCCATTCCACGAAACGTGGCGTGGGTACTAGTTCCGACGATGATTTGATGATGATGCACTTGACGATACATACCACAAACGGAACGATGCGGTTCATGCCAAAACCGCAAACGCCAGCTATCGATCGCATCATGTCCAAGGTCCGGATCGAAAAATCCGGCTGCTGGATCTTCACAGGTCGCCTTCACAAACAGGGGTATGGCGAAATCGACGTACCGGGACCGACCGGGAAGTACATGCCCAAGCTCGCTCACGTCGTGATGTGGGAAGCCAAGCGCGGCACGATTGCGCCTGGTCTGGAACTCGATCACCTGTGTCGCATGGAATCCTGCTGCAATCCGGATCATCTCGAGCCAGTGACGCATCGTGAGAACGTCCGTCGAGGAATGGCCGGCGCGCATCTGAAGGCTCGCACGCACTGCCCACGCGGACACGAATACACGCCGGACAACACGCAGCTAAAGCGGAACGGAAACTCGATATCTCGCACGTGCCGCCAATGCCATCGCGACTATTCGCGTCGCAAGTATCGCGAAAGAAAGCGCGGTCGTTCCTGATGGGCGCATCGTCCGCCACCCGGCCGCCCGCCTCGCCGGCTCCGGTCATCGAGACCGTGACGCCCGGCCACGATCCGACGACGGTGCTGCCCGAGCCGATCGCGATCGCGCTGCGCTCCGTGCAGCGCTCGCTGGCGCAGCTCGCCGCCCCGGTCGCCACGCTCGCCGCGCATCCGACCACGCGCGATGCGTTGCAGACCGTGACGCTCCAGAACGGCACGAACTGGATCCCCAACGCGATCGGCCGCGCGCCGCGCCACATCTACGTCGCGCCGCTCGGCCCGGGCCTCACCTCGTGGTGGTGGAAGCAGCAGGGCGACGATCTCGACCGCCAGCGCCTCGACATCGAGGTTTCGAGCGGCGGCCCGGTCAAGGCGATCGTGAGGATGGAGTAGCGCCATGCCGCAGCCCGCAACGCCCAACATGGCGCTCGTCCTGCCGACCCCGACCGGGGACATCGGCATGTGGGGCGACGAGCTCAACGCCGCGCTCACGCTCGTCGACGTGCACGACCATACGACCGGCAAGGGCGTCGCGATCACGCCGTCGGGCCTGAACATCAACGCGCCGCTTGGCTTCCAGACGCAGAGCGCCCAGCACCTCGGATCGGTGGACTTCGACGAGGTGCCGGCGCTGTCGGCCGGCGCGCGACGACTGTTCTTCAACTCGTCCGATCATGAATGGTACGTGCGCACCGCGGCGGGCGCGAACGTCAAGATCACGAACGGCCCGGCGCTCAACGTCGCGGCGTTCGTCGGCGGCATCGGCGGCGACTACTCGTCGGCCGGCGCGCTGCTGTCGTACGACGACGCGACGCGGCGCTACCTGCTCCAGCAGGAGGGCGCACCTCGGCCGTGGGCGGGGCTCGCGACGGCCGACATCGACCTGTACCAGAAGGCCGCGTCGATCGTGAACCGCATCACGCTGAAGTCGCCGAACGCGCTGGCGGCGAGCTACGTGCTGACGCTGCTCACCGCGCTGCCGAGCGGACTGCTTCCGTTGCAGGTCGACAATACCGGGCAGATCGTGACGAATCGCGTGCTCGTCGCCGCGCCGGGATTCACGACCGCGGCAACGATGATCCTGCCGGTGGCCGGCGCGGAGATCTACTCGGGCGTCAAGGACGCCGGCACGACCGGCACGGCGAATACGCTGACCACCGTCGCGAGTTCGCAGCGCGTATGCATCTTCCCGATCCATCTCCGCAGCAACGACACGATCACGTCGTTCAACGTCAGCGTGAACAAGACGACCAACGCGTCCACGACGATCTCGGCGCGGCTCTTCCACGTGGGGATGACGACCGGGACCGAGGGGGCGGACGGATCGGGCGCGTCGAACTCGGCCAACGCTCCGGGTATCGTCTTCATCAGCGAGGGATCGCTGGCCGCCGCCATCACCCCGAACCTCATGTACTACATCGCGGTGGTCACCAACGGCGTCGGCTCGGGCGATCTGATCTTGGGCGCGACCGTCTCGTTCACGAGGAGCTGATCATGGCCGCGCAGTCCAATCGATTCGTGAACGTCTCCTTCACCGGAGATCGCCAGGGCAGCGAGAGCTTCGCCGCCGCCTCCAATCCGACGAGCATCGCGATGGATCAGGTTCTCACGCTGAACACGGGCGACAACACCATCACGGTTCCGACCGCCCTCGGCTTCACGGTGTCGGCGGTGACCATCGTCAAACCCGGCGCTGGACCGATCACTCTGAAGGGTTCGGGCGGCGACGTCGGCGTGGTGCTCGCCGGCGCTGACGTGGACTCGATCTCGCTCGATCCGTCACAGTCGTCCTTCATCCTCCATCTCCCCATCTCGGTCCGGGCCGCCACCGTTCGGATGATCTGGACCTGAACCATGCCGCTTCAGGAAGCATCGCTCGCGTTCAAGCTCGTCGGGGGCATCGAGACCAAGCTCGATCCCAAGACGGTGCCGACGCTGCGCGTGCTCGACCTGCAAAACGGCGTGTTCGCGCGCGGCGGATCGGTCAAGAAGCGCAACGGCTACCGCAAGCTGAGCGAGATGATCGAGGGCGGCGGATCGGCGTACGTCCCCGGCCGTTCGATCGGTTCGATCGGCAGCGTTGCCTACAGCCAGGCTCGCCAGCTCGGCGCGCGCTCCGACGAGCTGCTGTTGTTCACCGACGTTCGCGGCATGTCGTACCTGCCGGCCACCGATACATGGAACGACATCGGCCAGGTTCGATCGGCCGTCGCGACCGAGACGCCGTTCGCGCGCACCGGCACCGATCAGACCGCGGCCGACCACGCGACGAACGGCGGCATCACCGTGCTCGCGTGGGAGGACAGCCGCGGCGGCATCTGGTGGACCACGCTCGAGGCATCGACTGGCCGCGTGCTGCTCGCGCCGACGCAGCTCGATGCGCTCGGCCAGCGCCCGCGTTGCGTCGCGGTCGGCAACGTGCTGCACGTCTACTACGCATCGCCGTCGCTCGGGTTCATCAACGTCGCGATCGTCAACCCGTCGACGCCGACCGTTCTGCCATCGTCGGCCGCGCAGCTCTCGATCGATCTGGATCCGAGCAATCCGGCGTTCGACGCGTGCCCGACCACGTTCACCGCGGACGATCCGGGGCTCATCTGCTGGGCATCGCAGTCGGGCGGCATCACGATCGGTTACGTCCAGTCGTCGGGGCAGATCGGCACACCGACCGAGGGACTCCCCTCGCCGCAGAAGGCCAATGTGACGATCACCGGCACGCTCGGCGCGGTGGCGTGCGCGTTCGCCCAGGTCGGCGGCGGCCCGCAGGTTGGCATCGCATGGACGCAGGGCGGCACGTCCATCGCCGCCGCGCCGCTCAACGCCTCGACGCTCCAGAACATGGGCGGCATCGCCTCGCTCGCAGCCGACACGTCCGACGGCGGCGCGGTGACGCGCGTGACATGCGCGTGGTCGCTCACCCTGTCCAGCGACGGTACGCCGCGGCTCTACTTCGCCGGCGACGTCGTTCCGACGAATCACGGCAACGCGCGCATCATCGCGACGTGGGTTGATACGGCGTTCGGGCAGGAGTACCTCGCCGCGCCGTACACCGCCGGCATCCGATCGCTCGGGCTGGCGGGGCGGATGATCGGCCTGCCGACCGGCGTGTTCGTGCCAGTCGTGTACGAGTCGAAGTTCTTCGGCACGTATTACACGCTCGAGCTCTACGACGATCCGGGCCAGTCGATCCTCGTCGACGTGGTTGGCCGGCATCGCCCAGGACTCGCCGTCGGGCTGCCGACGCGCTCGCATCTGCCGTCGTTCCAGGCCGATCCGAGCTCGGCGAGCGCCGCGGCGTTCGCCGCGCCGTATCACGAGGTCGTGCCGCTCCAGCCCGGCACGTTCGCCGAGACCGGCCTGGCACGGATCTCGATCGAGATGCTCGATCGCGAATCGTGGCAGTCCGGCCAGCTCGGCGCGTGCACGTATCTTGGCGGCGCGAACATGCGCCAGTACGACGGGCGGCGGTGGGCCGAGGCCGGGTTCCACTACGGCATCGATTCGATCCCGGCGCCGACGTTCCCGGGCGCGGGCAATCTGACCGCGAGCGCCGCGTACGGATGGGTGATCGTTCCCGAGGAGGTCAACGGGCAGGGCGAGATCGATCGCGGCCCCGTTTCGACCGTGATCGCCGCTACGGTGCCGGGCGTCAACTCCAAGGCGTCGCTGATGATCCCGACGCTGCGGCTGACCGCGCGGCAGAACGTGCGGCTCGCGGTGTACCGCAGCGCCGCGAACGATCCGTCGATCTACTACCGCGTCACCTCGCTGGATCCGTCGGCTGGCGGCGAAAACAACTACCTGCCGAACAGCCAGACCGTCGACATCGTGCCGTTCGTCGACAACATGAGCGACGCGGTGCTGATCACCAAGGAGCGGCTGTACACGACCGGCGGCGTGCCGTCGAACGATCCGCCGCCGACCGGGCGTGCTCTGGCGATCGGCGCGCGCCGCGTGTTCTGGTCGGATCCCTTCGATCCCAACCTCGTGCGCTACTCGCAGCAGCTCGCGGAGGGCTACGGCGCAGAGCTTCCGGCGCTGCTCGCGATCCGCATGCCGCCGTTCGGCGGGCCGGTGACCGGGCTGGCGGTGATGGACGATGCGCTAATCGTGTTCAAGCGGAACGCGATCTACTTCGTGGGCGGCCCCGGCCCGGATGCGAACCCGAGCGGCGCGTCGCCCAACGGATTTTCCGAGCCGGTGCTGATCACGTCGGACGTGGGCGCGACCTCGGCGACCTCGGTCGTGTCGACGCCGATCGGCCTGATGTTCCAGACCGGCAAGGGCATTTGGCGGCTCGGCCGCGATCGTCAGACCTCGTACGTCGGCGCGCCGGTCGAGGCGTTCAACGGCCAGACGGTACGCGCCGCCGCGGTGCCGACCGATCGCACGCAGGTGCTGTTCGTCTGCGACACCGGCGTGTCGCTGCTGTTCGACCACTACTTCCAGCAGTGGTCGACGTTCACCAACCACAACGGCATGGGCGCGATCGTCGTGGACGATCAGCTCTACTACCTGCGCAATGATGGCCGCGTGTTCGCCGAGACGATCGGCCAGTACCGCGACGACAACTCGCGGATCACGATGCTGGTGGCCACGGCGTGGGTGCACCTTCAGGAGTACCTGCAGGGCTTGCAGCACGTCTACCACATGCATCTCATCGGCACGTGGCAGAGCGCGCACACGCTTCAGATCGATCACCAGATCGACTACCGCGACGGCTGGAACGCGCCGGTGTTCTTCGACGCGACCGGCGTCGATGGCACGTACTACGATCAGAACGCGTACGACTCCGGGCAGTACGGCGGCGTGCCCAACACGGCGTACCAGTGGCGCGTCCACCTCGGCCAGCCCTGCGAGTCGATCCGATTCCGCTTCCAGGATTCCGAGGCGCTCGGCCAGTTCGGCGCGTCGTACGAGCTGACCGAAATCTTGCTCACCGGCGGCGTGATGGCACCATCGCTGCGGCCCTTCCCGGCCGCGAGGACGGCATAACCATGAGCGATCCCAGCGACCTCAGCTTCTGGTTCGGCGGCCCGCAGTACACGCCGGATCCGAACGCGGCCAAGCTCGGCGGCAACGCGCAGTATGCCGGCCAGTTCGCGACGCAGGGCCTCTACGGCGGCCCGCAAAAGGCGACGTTCGACACTTCGCAGCAGGACCAGTTCCGCGGACAGCAGCAGACGCTCGCGAACCAACTCGCCGGCGTGGCGAGCGGCCAGCAGCAGGGCGCGGGCGAGCTCGCCGTGCAGCGCCAGGTTGGTCACGCGATGGCGGCGCAGCAGAGCGCCGCGGCCGGCGCGCGCGGGGCGAACGCGGCGCTTGGAGCGCGCGATGCGATGCGGAACCAGGCCGACGTGGGGCTCGCCGGCGCGGGACAAGCGCAGCAGGCGGCGATCCAAGATCAGGCGCAGGCGCGGCAGCTTCAGGCGGGCGTGCTCGACGCCGCGCGGCAGGGCGACCTTGCGGCGGCGCACGGGCAGCTCCAGGCGATGGGCATGAACCAGCAGCAGGCCGATCAGTACCTCTCGCTGCTCACCGGCATGGACCAGGCCGAGATGCAGGCGCGGCTCCAGCAGCAGGCGATCCAGGCCGGGTCGTACCAGCCGGGAATGATCGGCCAGGCGATGAGCGCGGCGGGCGGGCTGATGAGCGGCGCCGGCGCGCTCGGCTACAAGCCGGGGCAGGGATAACTCATGCCGGCCCGCACCACATCCGCACCATTCGCGCCGATCGCCTCGACGCCGAACGACGGGTTTCAAACCATCGACACGCCCAACGGCCCCGTCGATGTGCCGGCCTTCGTCGCGGAGCGCATCCGGGCGTCGACCAAGCCGAACGGCGGATGGTCGTCGCCGATGAGCGAGGCCGCCGCGCGCGATGGCTTGCAGAAGCTCGGCGCCGCCGTTCCGCCGCATCCGACCGGAGCGGATCTGGATCGCGCGGGCAGCGAATATTTTCGCGGCGCCGAGAACGGCATGGCGATCATGGGACCTCAGCCGCCGATGCCGCTCGAGGAACGGCGCCGCCGCCTGATGAACGAGGCGGTGCAGTTCCGGCTCGGCAAGGGCATGCCGCGCGCCCAGGCCGAGCAGGAGGTCAACCGGATGTACAACGTGCCGCCTCCGACGCAGCCCGGAGCGGCGCCGACCGGACCGATCGCCGGCATCATCCACGGCGGATCGCCGCTGGCCGCGGCTGCGCCCTTCGCCCCGCCCGGCGCAGCCGCTCCGTTCGCGCCAGAGGCTGCGGCGCCATTCGCGCAGCAGGGCGCAGCCGCGCCGCTCGCGGCGGCCGCGCCGATCCGCGCCGCGATGCCGACCGCCGCCGAGTCGGCCGATCAGGAGCTCGCGCGACGCCTCGCGATGGCGCGCGGCGGGGGCATGGGATAGCGCGATGCCGGGAATCGCGAGCATGCCCGGGCCGTTCGACCCGCTGGATCCTGCGGTCGCAGACGCCTCGTACGGCAACGTGCGCATGCCGCAGTTCGTGGCGAACAACCTGGCCGCTCCGACGCCCGCCGCTCCGACGACGAGCTCGCCCGCGCCCCAAGGACCGATCACGTCCCCGTCGCAGGCTGTGGCCGCCGCGCCGCCCGCGGCCGAGCAGCCCGAACCGCCGCGGCAGACGCTCGCGCAGTTCAACGCCGCCGCGCGCGGCCAGGGTCCCATCACGTCGCCGTCGCAGATCGCCCCGCCCAAGGCAGCGCCGATGGGCAGCGAGGCGGCGATCGGGGATGCCGGCCGCCAAGAGCAAGAGGCGATCGGCGAGCGAAAGCGCGCGTTGCAGACCGAGGCCGACGTATCGAGCGCATCGGCGCGGCAGGAGGCTGACGTGCTCGCCGCGGCCAACCGCAAGGTTGCGGCGCAGATGGCCGAGCAGGAGCAACAGCGCAAGGTCGATCAGGCCGAGAGCGTTCGGATGCAGGCCGAGCTTCGCGGCGCGATGGACCAGTTCGCGAACGCGAAGGTCGACCCGTCGCGGTTCTGGCACGACAGCGGAACCGGATCGAAAGTGCTGATGGGCATCGGCCTTGCGCTCGGCGCTGCGGGGCAGGCGCTCACGCGCGGGCAGCAGAACAACGCGGCGCTCGACATCATCCAGAACGCCATCAAGCAGGATGTCGCGTTGCAGATGCACCAGCAGGAGAAGCTCGGGCAGGTCGTCGGGCAACGCGGCCAGGCGCTCGATCGGATGCTTCAGATCACGAAGGATCGCCAAGCGACGATGAACGCGGCGATCGCGGCCGGGTACGAGTACGTCGGCAAGCAGATCGGCGAGATCGCCGCGCGAACCAAGGATCCGATGGCGCAGGCTCAGGCAAAGGGCGCGCAGGCCGTGCTGAGCCAGGATGCTGCGACCCTCCAGGACAAGGCCAACCAGGACGCGGCGGCCCGCATCGCGGCGCAGCGCGCCGAGGCCGAGCGCGAGCGTGCCGCACGGGCGAGCGAAGGAATCGCGTACGGCCACCTCGCGCTCGAGCGCCAGCAGCAGACCGAATCGCGGCGCGAGTTCGACCTGACACGGTCCGATAGGCGCGACGAGGAAGCGATGAAGCTCCTCGCGGCCGGCAACACGGCGGGCGCGAAGGCGATGGAGAGCGGGCTGACCGATCCTGCCACGGGCATGCCGATCGTGCAGCCGGCCGCGCAGCCGATGATCGATCAGGCCAAGGCGCTGACCGAGCAAGCCGCGAAGGAGCAGGATCCGAACAAGCGGATCGCGCTGCAGCAGCAGGCGTACGATCTGAAGACGCGCGCGGCGGCGCAGTATTCGATCCCGGCGCGCGACAAGGAAACCGCGACCAAGATCCAGGCGAACATCAACAACATCCAGAACTTCGTGGATACGGCAGACGATCTGATCGGCAAGCTCGGCAAGGATCCGGGCACGTTCGACATGAAGGAGTGGGCACGAATCGCGAACCAGTATCACGATGTCGTGGTCAAGAGCGCCGCGGCGGTCGGCGAGAAGCTGAACGCGAAGGCGATCGACGCGATGAGCCACGCGCTCGGCGACGATCCGTCGAAGTGGGGCAATCGGCTCGCCGATCTGGCCGTCGACAAGCGCGAGGCGATCATGGCGGGGCTCGAGCAATCGATCCGCGACTTCCAATCGGCCGGCAAGCAGGAGACCAAGGGCATCGCGAACCTCGACTTCGCTCGCCCGAGCGATCGTCAGCGCGAGGAAGATCGCCGCGCCGGAAAGACGGCGTACGAGCAGGCCGCGTCGGTTAACGAGAAGACTAGCGCGGAGGAAGCCGAGGCGGCGACCCCTGGCAAGCTATCGAGTTGGAATCCGCTGAGCGAGAACAGCGCACTAAAGCGTAAGGGCGATATGACGCCGCAGGATCTCGCCGAGGAAAAGGCGATCCGCGAGAGCGGCACCACGACCGGCCTGTCCGCCAAGCAGAGCGCATCGGTGCGCGAGCTCGCGGCCAACGCGCTCCGCGAGAAGGGCGACAACCGCGCGGACAACGTCACCAAGCTGGTCGATCTCGCCACGTCGAAGCGCCCCGGGCTCGCGTCGGGCACGCTCGCCGAGCTGCGCGACAACGCGCCGGACGTGTATCGCGAGGTGCGCGCCCGCCTGCCCGAATCGCAACGGGCCGCGCTCGAGCGCACCGATGCCGGCCGCTCGGAATCCGGCGCGCAGTTCCGCGGCCAGGTCGAGCCAGGCGCCGAGGTGGTCGGGCTCAAGCCGACGACGAACCCGGCGATCGAGATGTTCCGCCGCGCGCCGCAGAACGAGATCCTGTACGGCGTCGCGGCCGGCAAGGTCAAGGTCCCCGACAAGCATCGCCGCGATGCGCTCGAGCAGATCCGTCGATTCGATCCGCAGGGCTATGCCGAGCTGGAGGGCAAATAAGCCGTGCCAGCCCTCCAATCGTCCACCGGCGAGGTGGTCAACGTCCCGTTCGAGGATGTCGACCTGTGGAAGACGCGCGGCTACCAGCCGATCTCGTCCGGCCAAGCGCTCGTGGCCGAACGCGCCAAGGCGAGCACGCCCATCGTCGAGGATACGCTCGGCGGCAAGGTCACGGCCGGGCTGACATCGATCGCTTCCGGCGCGACGCTCTGCCTGTCCGACCTGGCCATCCGCGGCTTCGGCGACAAGGGCGACGTGGAGTACGTGGCGCAGCAGCGCGCAGCGCACCCGACCATCTCGACGATCGGCAACATCGGCGGTGCGGTCGGCGCGGCCGTGCTGACCGGCGGCGCATCGCTCGAGGGCGAGGCGGCTGGGGCGGGCGCGGAAGCCGCCGGGCTCGGCGCGCGCATCGGCGAGTTCCTGCCCGGGGCGCGCGCGGGCGAGGCGGCATCGGCCGTTCGCGGCACCATCGGCGAGGCGCTTCCCGGCGCGGTCGGCAAGGTGGCGGGCTACGTCGCCGAGGGCGCGACGGCCGGCGCGCTCCAGGGCGCGGGCAACTACGTGTCCGACGTCGCGCTCGGCAATCGCGAACTCTCGGCCGAGGCGTTCCTGTCCGAGGTCGGCAACGGCGCGAAGTGGGGCGGCCTCGCCGGCGGCGCGATGGCCGCCGGCGAGCGCGGCGTGGTCGGCGTCCGCAAGCTGTTCGCCAGGTCCGAAGCGCCGGTCGGCAAGGTCGCGGCGGACGCGGCCGAGCGCAGCGCGATGGACGAGATCCGATCGTCCGTGGACACCGCGAGCCAGACCGTCGACGCCGCGCGCGCCGAGGTCGAGCGGCTGCGCGACGAGGCGGTGCGGGCCAACGCGTCGTCGCGGCTGGACCGGGCGAACCTCGGCGCCGCGCGCGCTCGCCAGCAACTCGAGGTGGCCAACGCGCAGGAGGCGTTTCGCGCCGCCAAGTCGTCGGCCGACCGCGTCGCGGATGCCGCCGTTCCGGCCGAGGTCAAGGCGACCGCCGCGGGATCGATCGATTCGATCCGCGCCGCCGAGGATGTGGTCGTGCGCGGCGGCGACGAGGCGTCGTTGCACGCGACGAACGCCGCGGCGGCATCGGACGCGAGCGCGTCGTCGAGCATCGGCGCCGCGTCGCAGCGGGCCGCGCAGATCGGCCGCATGGTCGACGATGTCGAGCGCACCGGCGCGCGCGTCAAGGACATGCTCGATCGCCGCGCGCCGACCGAGGCGCAGATCGCCGAGTCCAAGGCGATCATGCAGCGGTGGGCCGGCAAGTACGAGCCGACCGGCAAGCCGCTGGTGAGCTTCACGCCCGAGGAGCGCGCGATGGTCGACGAGGCCACCGCGGGCGGCAAGTCGCCGCAGCAGGCGCTCGCCGACATGCTCGAGCACGCCAAGGGCACGGCGCGCGACGAGGCCACCTCGCGCGGCGCCGCCACCGATCGGCTGATCAATCGTCCATTCCCCGGCGAGCACGTCGCGCCGTTCGAAGGCGGATCGCTCAGCGAGGCCGACGTTCCGTTCGAAGCGCGGCTGTCGGCCCGATTCCGTACGCTCGGCGAGCCGGCGCCGTCGTGGCTGCACGAGGTGGCCGAGGGCATCGAGGAGATCGGCGCCCACGAGCGCGCCCATGCCGACCTGGTGCGCGAGCTCGGACCGGCCGCCCCGCCCCGCGCCCAGGCGCTCGCCGCGCAGTACGACGCCGCGGTCGACCGCGCCTCGGCGCGCCACGCCGAGGCCGTTGCGCGATCGGTCGACGACGCGGCCAAGGCGGGGCCCGCTGCGCCGGATCTGGTCGACAAGGCGCGCGAAACGCTCGAGGAGCATCGCGCAGCCGCGCGCGAGCTACGAATCCGGGCGCTCGAGCAGCAGGCCAAGGGCGCGACGGCCGCGGCGGATCGCGAGGCTGCGATGTCGGCCGCGACCGGCAAGCTCGGTGAGGCGCAGTCCGGGCTCGAAACTGCCAAGGGCACGATGAAGGCGGCCGAGACGATCTCGCCCGGCGAGGCCCCGGCCGCCGCGCCGAAGGCTGGCAAGCTCGGCAAGCTGGCGAACATCGGCGCCGTGCTCGAGGCCGCGCGCGCGGTGGGCGCGCCGGGAATCCCGGACGTGCACGACATCCCCGTCGTCGGGCCGCTGCTATCGATGTACCTCAAGGCCAAGGCGATCAAGATGGCGCTCGGCAAGGCGACCGCGGCCGGCGTCATCCCCGAGACCGTCGAGGCTCGGGTCGCGGCGCACGCGGCGACCGCCAAGGACAAGATCGCGGCCGGCATCGACGCGGCGCTGCGCGGCGCCGTCAGCCCGGCCGGCCGTCGAGCCGCCGAGCTCGTCGCGCCGAAGCTGGCCGATGCGCTGGCTCATCCGGTGTTTGCCGGCGAGAAATCGACCGGGCCGAGCGATGGCGATCTGCGCGAGCTGGCCGCGAAGCGGATCGAGGAGGTCTCGCGCGCGGCGGCCAACCCGGACGCGACCGCCGCGGCCGTGCGCGCGGCGGTGCCGACGCACGATCCGGACCTGTCCAACGCGCTGATCGGCGCGATGCAGCGCAAGCTGGCGTACCTGGCCGACAAGGCACCGCCGATGCCGCCGCCCGATGCGTTCGGCAAGGCCACGCCGCCGATCGCGTCGGCCGAGGCGGAGCGGTACGCGCGCATCGTGCGCGCCGCCGAGCACCCGATGTCGATCCTCGACGATCTCCGCGATGGCACGCTGACCGCCGCGTCGGTCGATGCGGTCAAGACGATCTACCCGACGCTGTACGCCAAGATGCAGGCGATGGTGGCGATGCGCGCGGTCGACCTGTCGCCTGACAACCAGGTGCCGTACCGTACGCGCATCCGGCTTGGCGTGCTGTTCGGCACCGACACGGATCCGGGGCTATCGCGGCTCGGTGCGCTCCAGGCCGCGGCGAGCAAGATCGGAGGCGGCGCCTCGCCCTCCCCGATGGCGCCCGGATCGCCCGCCCCGCCGCCGCCGACCCCAAGCGTTGCCGCGCCGCCTAACCTTTCGAAGCTGTACCAGCCCGCATTGGACCGAAGCATCGGGCGATGAGAACGGAGAAGACGCCATGATCAACATCCAGGCCATCGGAGCGCTGCTCCATTCCGTCACGCCGCCGGTCGGCACGTTGCCGGTGCCGCTCACATCGACCGACGGCATCGATTGCACCGACTGGAACGTCGGCGCGGTGTCGCGCATCTCGTTCGACGCCGCAACGGTCTACATCACCGGCACGGCCGGCGCGACGCTCACCGGCCCAGTGAATATCTGGGGCTTCCGCAACGGTCAGTGGTGGCAGCTTGGCTCGCTCGACGGCGGCGCGAACCTCGCCATCACGCAGAGCGGCGCGACGATCGACGGCATCGCGCGCCGGGTCGACGAGGTCGCCATCTTCACGCGGCTGGCCGTATCATGCGCGACCGTGACCGGCGGCGTGACGTACACGTACAGCTTCGAGCCGATCGCCATCCGCTTCGACTGAGCTGCGCCCATGACCAATCATCGAGACCCCGATCATCCGAACGAATTCGTCGAGGACGACCCGACGAAGCCGGTCGAGATCATCGAGCGTTCCATCGATCGGTACGAGCGGGATCGGGCGTACCGGTCGCAGATGGATGCGGTGCGCGAGAGATATGACGACGATCCGGCCTTCGCCACGCTCTGGAA